CACCAGTGTCACCATCAAAATCATAATCATTTGAAACAAACAAATAATATTCATTAGATGTTGAGTCATCTGTTAGTTTATGAAGCCATTTTTGGTTGCTTACTAAAAGCTCAAGTGTTTCTTCGGTTGATTCTATTCTAGAAATAATTTCATCCTGTTTAGACTCAGTGGCTAATGGATTCAATAATCATCATTCAAATGTACTCCTCTCCCTATATCACATATTATAATATTATATTATCTATTTTTCTTCAATAGAACGATTCTAACTGTATTTTTATTGCCCTTAACTTTGCCTCTTTTTCGTCAAGCCATCTGCTTTTTTCGCTAAGCGATCAATCAATTTTATTGAGTGAATGTTGTCTTTCATCAAGTTCTAGTTTTTTATTGATATATACATTATTTGCATCATTTATTATTTTCTCTCTCTCTTCTGTAGCGCTAGTAATTATTCTTGATGACTCATATTTGGCATTTTCTATTATTTCAACGGCATCTTTTTTCGCGTTTACTATTATATTAGATGCAATATTTTTCGAACCTTCAATAGCTTTTAATATTTCATTTTTTTCTTTAATATGTTTTTGTAATATGTTCTTTGCTTCTTCTATATCTAACTCTATTTTTAGTAATAAACTTTTATTATCATTATATTTTTTCATCAACGATTCATTTGACTTAAGTATCGAATTATGTCTTTCAATTTCGTCGTTACACATTTTTGATGCATTTTTATATAACTTTATACAATCCTGTTTCTTGTTTTCTATTGAATCTATTAACTGTTCTTGTCATGATATGGTTATTTTTCAATATTCTATCTGCTCTTTTAAATCAATAAGTTTTTTCTTTTTGTCTTCTATACTTAGGTTTAGATTCTCTTCAACTTTAATTAATTTTTTTATTCTTCAATCTAATAATGATTCATTGTTCTCAAGCGATGACAGTTTTTCTTCTAATTTTCAAATCAGTCAATTATACATTTCTACATTCTCTGATAACTCTAATATAGTTCATTCCAATGAAGATATTTTAGATACATCGTTTTCATACTTTTCCTTTATTTTCTGAAGTCTTTCTATCTCTGATGATAAGAACTCAATACTGTTTTTTAGAGAAGAAAGTTTTAATTTTGACTTTTCATCTAGCTTAATTGTTGATCTTTGTATGTTCAACATATTCTTATGCAATACCAGTTAATGCTTTTATGGCCATTGAACTACCACTAACAGTTCATGTTCACTTAACCGATACTGTTATGTAATCTGCGTAAATTGGTAATATTATTTCGTATTTTCATGTAGTGCCTATAGTTATCTCATGAAAATCAACGGTATCAGCTCATGACGTTATAGAGCTTGATGTTCTTTGATAGAAATCTCAAGTTTCTCATGATGAAGAGCTATCAATTTTAATTTGTGCAGATGTCAAGTCTCATTTTGTAAAATCAACGTGCAATACTAATACGTTCCCATTTCTTGCTTTTTCTATTGTTGTTCATGCTACATAACTTGTTGTAAGTATCGCAGCATCACGAACTTTTGTAACTTCCATATTTTTTTTAATTTTAGAACAATTCTTTTGGTAATAATTGCCACTCTACATCAGTTATTGAAACTCAATTTTTTCTATGAGCTTCGTCTACTAATAGCATCAACATTCTGTCAGTTGAATTTGCTACGTAAAGCTTTCATCTTAATACCTTTCAAAATGCTCAGTTATTTATATTTCTGACCCATTTTTGGTCATTTTTTTCTAAAAATTTTTGTATGTCCATATTTATTGGTTTGTTTACAGTTATGCTATATTGTAAGTATGATCTTGGATGTTCTCTGCTGTATAACTTTTGCTCAGTACTATAACTATCATTTACCATCAATGCGTCATTACTTTCGTCATATCAATTTATCATTATTGCATGATTAAGGTTTCACGATGGATTTAGTATTCAGTTTCAGTCATCATATCTTACAACTGCTTGTAATGGAGAAAATTTTAATGCATTTTTTAATGTTTCCTTTCATATCGGTCAGTCAGAATAGTCAATCCACTCAAAGTTAATTGTAAACATCTTGTTAAACTCTTCTCACATTTTATACATTTCATCAGTTATTTTTGTCCTGTCAACAAACTCGTCATAACTCTTTGCATTTAATGGCAACATTGTCTCTGGAATGAGTCAATATTTTCTTATTGCGCTGGCTATTTTAAATAAATATGCTCAATCTTTTGTTGTCTCTCACAATATTCACACGAATCTATCAGAGAAATTTATTTTTCAGTTTTTAAAATATCATGCTTTGTTAAGCCTTTGTATGTATTCAGTTGGCACTTCTCATGAAGACATTAAATAGTTAGATTCTGTTTCTATACCATCTGTAGCAGAAAACGAAACACAAAACATTGTTTCATAGACGCTCAATCAACTAGATATTAATTGAATTTCATGTTCTGGAGCGTATTGAGTCCAATTCATTGATGGATTCCTATTCTTGTTTATAATTGGAGAGCTAACTCAAGCGATCCAATCTCTTGGATCTCTTCATCTAAGAACTCAATTATAGTTTTGCATTTCTATTTTCATTTCTATATATTTATGCTTGTCTCTGTAAAAAGTCAAGCTACATCTCTTGATATATTTGATTTGTCACTTCAAAATAGCTTCTTGTTTGAATCCATTATGTCTTTGATAACATTTCTCCTAGTATTGTCAATTAAACTAAGTTTTGCTAGCAACCATCTTCACGATCATATATATTTGTTCTTTATTGATAGTATCTCATGATCGAAGTCTTTATTAAACATGCTTTTTCTCATTACCATTATACTTCATGAAATTGACTTTTCTAGATATAATTTTTTGTCAAACTTCTGTAAGTCCATACTATTTTTTTCACTTTCTTTTTTCTTTTAATTTTTCACTTATTTCTTCGTCACTTGGAGCATCTTCCTCTACTTCTATTTCTTCTTTTTTAATTTTGATTGGCTCTGTTGTTACATTTAACTGTAATTGATCTGATAGTCACTTTATATGTGATAATAGATCTTGATTACACTCAGACTCTCATTTTGGTATTGTATATTCTTTGTAGTCAAATGTAATTGTAAATTCTTTTCAATTATTATAAATTTTCATATTTTATTAATATAGTTAACAGATTACTGCCAGTGTATTAACACTGGTAGTGTAACTGCTAACTACAAAACTTTATATTCTAAATATAGCTTACCAGCTAGGCTAGAAGCATTTTGTGTTAATATTTTTCAAGTAATCCAACTGTTAGTACCTCAATTTTCATCAACTATAACAGCCTTACCCTCTGTATATGTGTCATATAATGCCCCTCACATATTATCGTAAAGAGTAACTGTATTGATTCAAACTCAGTCAAAGATTACATCATCTGTTCAGGTTGCTGAAGTTGTTACTCCAATGTCCATAACAGATCATGATGTTCATCCAGCTGTTGATACGTATAAAATAGCTCTTGTTACTGCTATTTTTGATTTCTCTGGATTAGTCCATGCAAAAGAAATTGCGTTTGCTACTCATGCAACAAGATCAATTTCTATATTCTTTTTGCTTTCCTTTGGATCTAAATTTCTATTTTTTATCATTGTTTTATGATAGTTATCCCCCAGTGGAGATTACGCTCCACTGGGATACTAAGTTATATACTAGCTAATTTTTCTAACAACACTGTTCTTGTTTGGAGCTGAGATGGCTAGGTTGCCATAATATCTCAATGTTGCGTTCCAAGCAGGAGTTGTTGCACTTCTATCTAAGATGTTTCCATCTTCGTTTAAGAAGCTGATGTCGCCTAAGTCTTCAACTGAAATTGTTTTCTTGTCAATGAAGTATAATTCATCGAAAGGACAATCATAGTCTGGAACTATCAATAATGTATTAAACATCAATCAAGTAAAGCCTCAGTTTAATTGCATTTTATCTGTATAACGTCTATCTGGAGTTAATGATTGTCCATAAGAACTAAATACATCAAAAGATGTCAATCCAAATGATGGTTCGCCTTTCTTTTTAGCTTCTAAGAAAGATCTGTGTAACAATGCATCTGATACTGGTCTTGAAGAAGCTGCAGTATTTACATAAGATTTCCACCATGGGTATGTTGCACGAGCAATTCATTGTAATGTTGCTACGTTTGTACCATCATCAATCAAACCTTTAAGACCCATCATTTCATTGTCTTTGTTAGACTGTGTTGCTGATTGTGCAATGTAAACAATGTCATTATCTGCTAAATCCAATGAGTTTGCAGCAATTGTAAATGTGGTTGCTGAAGTAATGGCTGTTACTGCGGCTACGTTAGTAGCTGTTGCACCGAATCTTAGTGTGTTTCCAATTTCGATGTAATCAGTACAGTCTCTACCAACCATAGGTGAATCAACTGTTAAGTCTGTTGCACTAGCTGCTGGATTTCAATTTAATTTGAATAATTCACCAGTTCAGATTCAGTACATTTGTCTTGACAATTGTCTTCTCATGTCCTCTTTTGCACCGTCATATTCTGATTGTAATGCATCTACTAAAAATTCTTTTGATTTCTTAGAATGTTGCAAAACCACATCAGTAAGAGAAATTGTATGAAAGTTGTATTTCATAGGAATTTCTGCTTGCATGTATTTTTGGTTACCAGCGGTTGGCAATGTTAATGTTTCTGTACCAGCTGCTGATCATACATTTCTACCATAATGAACTGTTAAATACTTTGTACTTGCTCATACATTTTTAGCAAAGTTACGTGCAACGTTTGATAATAATACGTTTTTTGTAAACAATTGATTGTGTACGTTTTTATCGTATATGCGCATAGCTGCGCCTAAAATATTTTTTAGGGATTGTCCCATATTCTATCTATTTATCCCTCTGTAAAAGAACAATTTATCTACTTATCAGAAGGCTATTTTAATTATTGTTCTGAGTCATTTCTGCCTCAATAGCCTCCAAAACAGCATTTTTAATTTCGTCTTCTCAGACTTTTTCTTCTTTCGATTCAGGAGAAATCGCAGATTGTTCATTAACCTCTCTGACTTCTGGCTTTGAAGATAGTCTTTGCTTAACTTCATAGTCAAGTAATTCTTCTTTCTTCATTGCAAAGAATGCTTCTGACGGTGAAAGATATAACTTGTTATTATCTCTTTGCCATTGTATGACTTCTGAATCGTCGTATTTTGGCTTTCCGTCTTTTCAGTTCCATTCTGACTCAAGAGTGTTAATCTCTTTTTCGAGCTGTTCTGCTCGTTTTTGTCTTTCGATTTCTTCCTTCCTTTCGTTTTCCTTCTTCTCAAGAAATTCTTCTAGCTGATCATGTGTTAAGAATTTTTGTTCTTCATTCTCGCTAGGCTTTTGTTCTGTTTTTGGAGGTCAGAAAACGTCCTTAAGTTTTGTAAGAGGTTGTTCTAGTTCTTCTAGTTTAGCTCTTAATTCTTTAGCACGTTCCCTTTCTTCCTGAAGAGCTTTATTAAGATTTTTAATTTGCTCATCAGATTTACTAACCTCTTTAACTGGCTCTTGTTCGTTCGCTTTAGGCTCTTCGGCTTTTTCAGTTTCCTTACTTTCGCTAGCTGGTTTAACGTCTCCAGACGGTACTTCTTCAGAAGGTTTTTGGTCGGAAGATTCCCCTGCCCCTTCAATGGCATTTTCTACTTCCTTTTTTAATTCGTCGTCCATATTGATTCACGCCACATACTTATAACATTGTTTTTAACGTGACAACGAACACGATTAAGTATAAGCGCAATTATTATTGATAGCTTATTTGCTATCTTTATTTTTAAATTGTTTTAATCTTGTTTTTACAACCTGTTCAGAAACCTCCTTAGCTCTTTTTCAGTATTTAGTTCAATAATTAGATTCTTTTAGTTTCGGATAAGATCATGTCTTTCACTTTTGATCTCACTTTTTGTAATCAGATCATGGTTGTGTTTTCATGAATATTTGCTCCGCTTCTTTTTCTGCACTTTCCATCACTTCTTTTTTTTCATTATTGTACTTCTTGTCCAATCACATCCTTCTTCAAATTTCTTTTAAAACTCATTTCATATTTATATTCATAATCTTTGACGTTCTGATTCAATGTGAGCGTCAAATAATTCTCTATTTTTATTATAGTCATCTGGGAATTCATCAACGAATGCTATGTGCAAATCTGTATGCTCTTTAACTAACATAGACTCTGGAGTCTCTGGTATTTGAACTCACATTGCCATTTGATTGTTTTCACTATCAGCAAGAGTTGCTGGGTCTGCTGGAGCATTTCACTCTGAATGCGCTGCATTTTGTTTGATTAACTCCTCACTCATTTCGTCTTTTCTCTTCGCATTTACTCTTTCCATTATGTCTGAGATATTAGATAATGATAGTTTCTCCAAAACTGTTTGTGTGTCGATTATTCATAGCTCAACCATTTTCATCATTCTTTCAAATTTTGCTTCTTCACTATATGCTATTTCTGGAACTATAACAACCTTTACTTTTGCTTTTCTTTTTATTTTAACTACTCACTTAATGTCTGGTCACTCTTTTCAAACAAATTTAACCTCCTGTCATTCTGAGAATATTGTCTTAGAAACTATTCAGTATTCTGAAATTATATCAAGAATAAACTCTCATACCTCCTTTAAAAAATCCTCTAAATTTTCAACTGGTTCAGATACAACTGCTGCGTCTGCAGCTTGTAACGCTTCTATTCATTTTCACGATTGTAATGATCATGGATTTCTTCACAACGAAGCCTCTCTCTGTCATCATAATTCTTCTAACCACTTTTCTATATTTGAAGTATATGTTATTGGAGTATATGGCAATGGCTCAAGTCTCATTTGCTCTGGCTTTACATTTCATTTATAGTATATCTTTTCAGATCACTTGTCTGTGATTGACGATACCTCAACTCATTTCTTTATTAAGTATTTTCAACCAAGCATTCTGTGGATATATCATTCTATTGCAGATGCTGTCTTATCTAAGCTCTTATTAAGTGATATTAAGTCCTTGATCCATGGATCACTATATACTGAGTTAAAATTTCTTTCTGGATTATATACAAAAAATGGAAACCTGTTAAATTTTGGATTGTAAACATCCAATATATATCATTTACATGTTACTATTTGTCTTATTTTAACTTTTCAATTTTCTATCCATCTTAACCATATGTCTTTTACTATAACCGTATCTAGTTCTCTACTTTGTCATGTGCTTTTATTTGTTCTCTCCTTTTCCAATAAATCCCAAAATTCAGATTCTCACTCTTTGTTGTCTGGTGAAACTTCTCAGTCTTTTCATAGGACTCATGAGTATTTCTCCTTTAACGTTGACACTGGCACTGGGTATGAAACTAATATAAACCTTCACTTTCTGTAATCAGTTGATGATGGATCAAACAGAACTTCAAACGAATTCTTTACCACAGCCTCAATTTCTGGTCACATTCATGTTATATTTGAAACTCAAACTTGCAATATTCAAACAGATGTTTTTAATGAATTAACAATTATATCTGTCATCAATCTCTTCATTGAAAGTGAATCGTATTCATTCTGCAATATCTTATTAGATGCGATAGCCTCTTGCATCGCTTCATCAGATCAGTCTTTTGGTGAACACTGCCATCTTGGTTGACTTCTTTTTATAAAATTCTTAACACCCCTTATTTGTGATCTTATTTTGTTTACAGTTCTTCTTATTTCTCACTCCTCTACTGGTATTTGGGCTATTTTTCATAATGATTTGTTGTAGTAGACCCAATGATCTCATCTCACAAACCTTTCATTTATATACCAGTCTTTATGTAATTTTAGTATTCAGTTTTTAGTCTCATCATAAAGAGTGTCTACAAATGTTGATACATTTTCATTTTTTCATTTTGATATTTGATTTCATCTTAGAAATTTTAAATCAATCATATTTTATTTTGGATTTCTTTTTCCAGTTGTCTATAAAGAGACTCGGTTAATGGGCAGAACATTCTTATGTCCACTCAATTCCTTTTTTTTGTTGGAAAAACTAATCTTATTTTTTGAGGCTCATTTAGTCTTGAAAATATTCAAATCCCTCATAGAAAAAGACAATCATCTAAAACTATTTGAGCGAATCAAATCAATCACTTCTCTCACGACACTTTATTTATTTTTATTTTAGTTATCGTCATATTCGTTTATTTCTTTTTTTAAAGCCGTTATTAATTCCTTTTCTGGAACCTCATCTATCGACATAACGTTGTCAGATTTTTCGTCTGGCTCTGTTCACATTCAAGACAAATACGATATTGTTCATATAAATTTGTCTAAACTTGAATTCATTCATTCTGACATCTGCTTAACAATCATTACTGATGTTACCATTAATCAGATGCAGACTATTCATAATATTATTATTGAAACCATATTTTTATTCTGAGTCAGTTATTCAAACTTCGCTTGTTAATAGTATGCTTGCAGCAGAAACGGCGTTTAGAACTTCATTTTTTACGCATTTTGCTGGATCGATAATTCAGCTAGCAAATCAGTCACAATATTCTGAAGTAAGAACATTAAAACATTTTTTATTGTTTGATTTTTCTATCTCCTTCTCTATTCCTGACGGGTTCAATCATGCATTAATAATTATTTGTCTAAATGGAGATTTTATTGACTCTCTGACTATTTCATATCATATTCTTTCATCTTTAGACATTTTTTTTACATTATCATTCATCATGTCTGATATTTTTAGTAGAGATGTTCATGCTCACAAAACAACTCACTCATCTATTGCTGATTTAACTGCATTTATTGCATCTTCAACTCTATACTTTATTTCTGTCTGTTCAGTTTCTGAATTTGTTAAAATCTTTATGTTAGCAATTTTTCATGTTAATCTTCCAAGTCTTTGTTTTAATTTTTCTATTTTAAATGTATCTTTTTCAGACTCTAATAATGCCTTTACTTCATCTTGTCTGTCTTTAACGTCTCAATTTGCTCATACCAAAATTGTGTCGTCCTTTGATGCTACAACAGTATCGCATGTTCAGAAATGTTCTATATTAGCCATTTTAAGCTTTACAGGACAATCATCTCATACAACTGTTGCTCATGTTTTTTTTGCCAAGTCGTACAACAGGTCTCTTTGGTAGTCTCAAAATGAAGACATTTTAACTGGTATAACTGAAAACTTATCTTGTAAATGGTTTCATATTAGAAATGCTAGTGCAGTTCATTCTATAGCGCTTGCAATTAATAATATGTTTCTTTTTTGTGCTTTTAATGAGTTTTGAATAACATCTAATAACTGTGATTGCATGTCTAATTTATCTGTAGTTATTATTATTACTGGATTTTCCAACCTAGATGTTAATCTTTTCCTGTCATTAATAACTAGATGTGATTCGTATCATGAATCTATTTTAATTCACTCTATGTATTCAACATCTATTCATTTTCACATTCATCATGAAACTGTTATTACTCAATCTTTTCAGACTGATTTTATTGTATCTGATATTATTTTTCAAAGTTCTTTGTCGTTGTTTGCAGATATTATAGATATATTTTCTCTATCTGAATCTGTTTTAATGTCTTTCTTTGTTTGTTTTATAAAGTCACAAATTTTCGATGATGCATAATCCATTCATCTTTTCATTAAAACTGGATTTATTCATGATTCAATTTCCTTAGCTCATCTTTTTACTATACTTCTTAGTATTGAAATTGTTGATGTTGTTCAGTCTCATGCCTCTCTATTTGTATTTTCGGATGCTTCTCTTGCAAGCATTACTCACATATTCTGATATTTATTCTTTAACATTATTTGACTTGCAACAGTGACTCAATCTTTAGTAATTGTAGGGTATGAAGATTCAGTAAAAATAACATTTCTTCATTTTGGTCAAAGCGTTGACACTACTGCATCTGCCAGAATATCAACTCATTTAACAAATTCGTCTCTAAGTTTTTTTCAAAATAATAAATCTTTATACATTTTTTGTTATGCTACCAAGTACATCGTCTTTGTCAACGAAATATACTTGCTCGCCATTATATTCTAATAAAAATAATGCGTATTTTCATACTATGACGAAGTCTCAAGTTTTATAATCCTCGTCTCAATCAATTACCTCACAAGATACTAATATTTTATCCTCGTCTGTTTCTTCAACTATAATATCTTGAGATATTCTAGTATCTGTTGGTTTCTTAAGCAACAGTAATCACTTCTTCTTTTTTATTTCCATCTTCGTTTTGTACAAATGTATTCTCTACTATTCTAATGCTAGGAATAACCTCTCATCATTCGACTAATACATTTGCAGCGTAAATTATAAAATTATATTTTTTTAATAATTGCTGCAATTCATTTTCGAACTCAGCTTTTTTGTCCGATTTCAACGATCATGTTGATCATGATGCGTTGATTGTCTCTGCTTTGATTTCTACGTCTTGTTTCATAGTTTTTTATAAATCCATATCTGTTATTATGGATGGTTTTAATAATCTTTGTATATCTTTTTGTATCGGTGTCATTTTATCTTTTGGTGTTGGTGGTTCGTGTAAATAACACATTACTAAATATCTAAGAGCGTCAACTGCGTGATCGTCCTTTTTTACAACCTTTTCAGGATTATCATTTGTTATAGCTTGTCTTTCAGTCTGATTCTTATATCTATATTTTTGTATTTGTCTAACAAGATTTGGACACTTGTCAATAAATATGTATAATCTAGATTTTCAATCTTTTTGTATTTTAAATAGTTCTCTTATTCTTGTTATAGAAGCATCAACGTCATTGTTTCATGGCATAAAATCAAATCAGTTGTCATAAAACTCTTGTATAACAGAATATGGTATTTCTCAAGATTCTGTGTCCTTTGTTCTGTTTTTATTTTTTGTACTTGGATCTATGACCTTAACTTGAAATGCCCTATCTACAGTATATCTAACCTCATCCATTGACATATTGTCAGTGTTTCAGATATAATTTCTAAAGAAGATTCTCATATCTTTTGACGCTGCTGATGGTATTGCTGGTTTATAATACTCGTCTATTATATACAATATTCAGTCTTTGTATGCAGCGATAAGTCAGCAGTTTGGATTTGATTGTCAAAAGTCTAGTGAAAGCGCCATTTCTGCTCAACTTATTGAAAATGATGGTATTAGATGTATTGATGGATCAAAGTCACAATACTGTGGTCAAAATATCAACCTGCTTCACGCCTCCTTAAATTCTATCTCCATTTCTCTGTCCCACTTTGCCTGAATACTTATTTTCCTTTTTTGCATGTTATACCATTCTCTTCACTGTCTTTCTGGATCTTTATCTGGATCTGAACTATAATGTAATGCTAGTACTGGATATTTGTTATTTTTATTTTCCCAAAATTTAACTCATTTTATTATTTCCTTTCATGGAAAATCTTTATATTGCATATTAATCGTCTTCTATTTCATCAAAGCACGCTTTTTCAAAAAATGTATTTGCAAGAGCAGTGCTAAGAAGTGTAACTTTTCATGTTTTTCATATAGCTGGTAGAGCAGCTTCAAATGCTCACTCTGCTTCGTTTTGGAACGCAGCCTCATCCATTAGTAGTCATGACAATGTCTGCATACGAACCTGATCTCTTCACTGAGGAACTCATCTTATTTCTGATTTTATAGCTGGAAATGATAACTTAGCAGAACTTTCTTGCTTCTTTTTTGTTTTTCATTCCTTGAGTTCTATGAATTTTCAGTTTTCATAATACCTTTTTAGAAAATCTGGTTCGTTCTCATATAGTATCTTAGCTCTATTTACTAAGTCTATAGCATCGTCTTCTTTCTTTGACTGAAAGAAAACAAGTTTTCATTTTCTAAACTGTGCTAGCCATAAATATAATCACACAAAGATCCAGCTTCACATATGTTGTCTAGACTTAGGGACAAACAAAACTTGATGTTCAAGCCATTTGTCTATAACTATTTCTAGATATTTTTTTCTTGGGAAATTTTTAAAGACCTTATTTTCTGGGTCATCTGAATCCAGAGTTTTTAACCAATTAAAAATAAAGTGTTTTGGATCTTCCTTGCATCTATACCATTCTAATTCTTGTAGCGCTGGAGATCTTTTTAATTTTTGTAAATATTCTAAACTTAACATCTTTTATATTATGTCCTAAAGTCTGGATTAGGGGCTTTTTCTGTTTCGTCGTTGATCCAGACATGCACTTTCATATATTCCTATTAGCTCAGGATATATAATGAATAGTGAAAAAATCGACTACTTTCCCCAGACTCTAGGACGCAATTATTATAATTTTTTTCTAGATTTTTTATACTTTGGCCTTACTGATTCAAGAACTATAACAGCAAGTTGTCATAATGACAATCTCTTCATCTTCTTGATTGTTAAGTCTTTCAACATATATTATAGTTCGTTTAATATTTGTTCTTTTAATTTTTGTCTTTCTTCTTTTGATAGTATTTCTACTGGCACAGAATCTTGTTCTCAATCATCCAATGGTTCATCTATAACTGGTTCTTCGTTTTTCTTATATCAACACAACTCCAGATATTCTCTATACGCTCTAAGTCTTGTATTCCAATCTGGAGCTTCTGAAGTGAATTCTCATCTCTTGTTGAATATTTTTCTGGTTGCAGCCATTGCCTCTATTAATTGCTTAACTATATATTCTTTGTCAAGTCATAATTTTTTTCATATAAACGAAAAAGATCATTCAACAAGTTCTATATAATTTCTTACATATTTATTTTCAAGTAATTTTGATGCATTTGTTTTTCAATCCTTCACATCTCAGTATACTTTTTCATATGCTTCTTTTGCATTGTATCTGCATTTTACATATTCTTCACAGAATTGTTTTTGTTTTTCATTAAGTCTAATCTTGTCCATATTATAGATATATTATTCAATCTTCATTTAACTCTTCCAATCATTTTAATTTTTTATATTCTTCTAGTCTTTCCAAATTATCTTCAACTCATTTATTTTCTATCCATTTATAGAAGTCAACTTCTTTATATATAAAAAATATATTATTTCATTCAAGCTTTTTAATCATTTCCCTATCCTCATTAAACGACATTCAGTATCATTCTATTATTACTCATTCACTTTTGCTTTTATGATATTTTACAAGTTTATTATTGTATTGAGCGAATTTTAATGACTCTAGTTCTTTTCAATCAACTTCTCACCAATGCTTTGGATCTGGAAAGTCTCAGTATTTATATCATAATTTTATTCAAACGCTGTTATATACATCGTCTGTGTGAATTATATCAAATCATGTTATCAGTGAAAGTTTTCTAGCCAATGTTGTCTTTCACGCAGATGGTATTCATCACACCATTATTATTTTCATACTTTTTTAAAGTGAATTACGAATCTTGGAATTTTGTCTCATTTTTGGTCTACTGATTTTCAGTAATATATAACTTCAAATCATTTTGCCATTTCTTTTATTCTTTCTAAACTAGGAAAGTAGCATGGTTCTTCGTCAACTCATCTGCTATATTTTTCTAGTTCATGATCTTGAGATAGTCATCATTCCCAGATTAACAAACCTCACTCATTTAATAATTCATTAACTATATTAAAAAACTCTTCTTGTCTTTCTCTGAAATAATGAAAAGTCGAAAAACATGTAACTGCATCAAATTTTCACTTTATTTCTTCATCAAATATTGAATTTATTTTAAAGTCAATATTATTTATTTTATAGAATTCCTTATATCAATTTGCTATTTCTATTACATTCTCTCAAGCTCATCACTTCTTATCAACATCTATTCATGTTACATGTTTTGCTCATGCTTGACTAAATCTTATTGGGAAGTATCATGTATTACATCAAACATCTAGTATTGTCAATCACTTTGGGTTAAAATTTATAGCATCTAACTTTTCTTTACTCCTTGAATTTTTTGCTATTCAGCTAATGTCTTCAAAATTTTGATATATAGTTCTCTTCTTCAACTCTTCTATGTTTTGCATTTTTTTAAAAATAATTCTTTATTAAATGTTATTAACTCAGGCTCTGTCTCATATCTCTTGTAGAAGTCAGGATTTTCTTTTGACATTTCTGAATCGTATTTTTTTTGTCTTTCTGATTTTATCTTAATATCTTCTTTGTTCACATATCAATAATGGTGAAGTATATAATCAGTAATTATTCTATTTTCATAGCAATAAACTGGAGCTGATCAACAGTGTATATTCCTATCGTAAAATTTATATCAATATTCTGGTATGTACTTAAACAATCTTATATTAAATTGATTTCAAAACGCTCAATCAATCCTTACTTTCTCTTTATCTCACCAGTAATGCGCTATTCTAAAGTCTATTCATATATTTTCATTCAATAATCATAGCACATTCTCTAGTTTTAACTCAGGATCTAGTATTTCGTCAGCATCTAACGGTATTATTCAGTGAGGATTTTGACTTATAGCGTAACTTGTAGTTCTTTCTCTTAAAATATTCTCTTTTTCTCAAAACAATCTTTTGTCATGATAGTATATTTTTGTCTTTTCGTCTTTTAGTTCGTCTAATTCTGCCATTGTTTCAAAATTAGATCAATCACACACTATTATTATTTTGTCAACAAACGATTTTTTAAGATATCATATCGAATCTTTCAAATATCTACCATTTTCATCTCATACTATCATCGTCGCTATTATTCTGTTGTCGTCTTTCCACTTATCTTCAAATATCTTTTTTCATTTAAAGTAGTTTTGTTTCCATATTTCTCATTCTGTGTTTACACTATCTTTTCATTCATGCGTTGCAAGTGCTCAAGATATTGCTATATTCCATCATCTTCTAGTTATATTTTCACATATATCATTATCTTCCCACATGAAGAAGTAATCTTCATCGAATCATCATATTCTTTCAAATATTTCCCTTCTTATAGCCATCAAAGAACCATTAACTCACCATTCAGTTTCACTACATTTGGCTCAAACGAGCCCGACAGAGCTGTCTTCGAATTCTTTTAACATTAATTCGATATCTCACTTGAACAGCTTAACGTCGTCGTTTATAAAAATTATAAATTCTGAATTAGATTTGTTTATATTTGCTCAGTAATTACATGCAGCAGCAAATCAACCATTTTCTTTGTTAAAGATTCTTTCAATAACTCTAAGATTTACAGTGTCAGATATTATCCATTCAAAAGAGCTAAAGGTAGATTTTAAATCTCTAGTAGGTATTACCACATCTACCTTTCATTTGGTATATTCATATCAGTATAGATTACTACCAGTTATTTCATTCTTTGGGTACTTTAATTCTATTATATTAATTATATCAACTTTATCTATATATCTATTTAGATCTTTCTCCATCAATATTCAGATCGATCAATCTCTATGTTTTACTATATACTTATTCATATGTAATATATTATATATTGCTCCGATTGGACGTGGTTCACCTAAAAGCCTATGCTAATAAGTTTTAACACTTTAACCTTCTTAGGGATTCCAGTTGATATTAATCGATTTAATTTCGTATCAACCCTTGATTCTCTCCTGACTACTCGCTATCTTGAGGTCAGGGTTCGTTCTATGTCACAATCAAGTTTAGGCGTAATGACATAGACACCGAAAAAGTTGTATTGCTCCGCGTGGGACTGGGACTCCTTTTTCATCGTATCTTTTAAAGTCGGCATCCAGAGGTGGCAGTACGAATTATGCCTCTCACCATCCTCCAGTATTTAGGGGAATAAATTCCCAAGTTTTTAAATTATATTATTATTATAGCACGGTGTTTACAGCTTGTCAAGTTTGACAAATGTATATTTTTATGGTACAAATATCCCTATAAAATAAGGAGATCGTTACTTTACCATATTTTACTTATTTTGTCAAAAAATAAAAATAAATATTTTTTTTCATTTTTATATCATGCTATAATCTTTGTTTCTAACCATCCTAGAATAAGTCTGTTTATCGTAATATATCTTACCAAGATTCCAACTATATTTTATCCTAGATTTTCTCTTTCTTTTATTAACCTTTTTATAATGCATATTACACCTATTCTTTCATTTATATTAATAATAGCACACTTTAAAAAGCTTGTCAAGTTTGACAAAGATTTTAAAATATGTTGAAGAGGTATGAACTCAGAAAATGTTACACCTACAACATAACGTATTTTTTGTCAACCAACCTGGGATCTTAAAAAACAGGCTAAAAGAATGCTTTATATAAATGCCAGCGCCACTAATAATATATAGCCCCCTATAAAGTTAATAAACCATTGTCTTTACAAGCTTTCGGCTATATTTATGGTGTTATTTATTATACACACGTAGTAGAGGTAATTTATATAGGTATAAGCATAAGACTTGTTTTGTTTGGTGGGGGTATACCACCTAACCAGCCACTAGCCACATCGGATTGTGATTTGATTGGATAATCCCCCCATAAAACAAGCCAAAGGGCAACAACAGGGCAAGACAAAAGAAAAAACTATTGTTATTTACTTTTTAATTCCTTTTATTGAATTGCTTTTTTTCCCTTTTATTTGTAGGGCTTTTTTACTCTTGACTTTCCTATTTATTTTTGCTATAATATTATTAGAAATTAAGCAGAGCAAAACTAGCCGAGCTTAATAAGAACTTTACAAAATAATGAAAGCAATTAAATAAATACTATTATGTTTTATTTAAGGGCTAATTCAAACTATGTCAATTAAAATTGACTACAAGGGCAAGAGCTACGAATTAAGCGATGAAATGGTGGCAAAGTTTTTTAGCCAAAAGGTAGAGAGAACAGCCACGATTAGAAAAAATCAGAGAGAGAGAGCAGATGGTAGCATAAAAGACCTTGTCAAAATGGCAATTGAGGGTGGTATATTAGAACCAATTGATGCCGTTTCCTTGCTAACAGAAAAAGACACAGAAAAGAACAGAGAGAACAAAAAAGAGCTTATCGTTAAATTGACAGATGCAGGATTGATTAGCAACGAAAAGACAGCCGAACCAACAGCCGATGACTATGAACAAGCATTGAAATCAGTGTTAGCAGGTGGTGGGCAATCCGACTTTTAGAAAACAGATGGATGAGCAGGGGAAACCTTGCTTATCAATTTGTTTTTTATAATTAACAATTTAATATTATGCTAACCTTTAAGTGTTTAATCGGTGGTATTTATAGAGATATAAAAGCCGACCAATCTGTAATCATTAACTTACCGGAGATTAGACAGATACTAAAAGCAAAGGAAAACAAAGCCAAGCAATCAATGCTTTACTTTTTAGAAAATCAATCACATTTTGCCGAGCTTTTAAAACTAAACGAAAAGGAAAGAACAGAAAAGGTAAAAGAATTGAGAGCAGAGATTGATGAAATAACCATAGTAGAAAAAGAACGATGGTCAATAATGCCAACATATTTAAAAGAGCAAGAGCAGAGAGCCGACAAAGATGCAATGTACTACAAAAAGAAAAAAAGATAAACAACAAAGAACAAGTCAATCAAAAAGGCTTGTTTTTTGTTCACTTATTTTTTTTTAAAAAATATTAAATTGTTTTTTTTAAATTAAAGATAGGTAGAAATTAAGGCGAGCCCACTTAGGTCGCAAGCAGGGATGCGATAGTAAAAACAATAAAAACATTCCGATATGACAAGAGAAGAAGCAATAAAAGATGGTTGGGTAGAAACTCAATCATATTACGCAGGTCTCAAGATCTGGAAAAAGGGTGATAAATATGGTTTGTATTGCCCTTACGCTGAACTAATGCGACCAATAGGTCGTTAATCTTTAAAGTGCCTCATCAAATGATGGGGCTTTTCATAAGGCTAACTAGCCGACATTAAGAGCTAGATAATATATAAAAATATGAATAAAAAAACAAAACAAAAAGAAGCTATCTCCATAAAAAAGAATGTCGATATTTTTATTGTCATTGATAGCTTTGGTGATACTTATTTTTTTAAAACAAGAAAGTATTTAGATTATTTTATTGGTAATAGTAGTAATATAGAAGAGCTATCTATATATCAGGTTTCAAAATGTTTTAAAGTTAAACTTGGAAAACCAGAAATTATAGAGAAGAAATTGAGTGAAATTGATTTTGATTAATATGTATTCAATAGGTCAAAATGTAAAAATAGTAGATGATAAATGTTTCCACGGAGAAAAAATCGGTGAAGTTGTTGAAATAGTTAGAATTACAATAGATGTTGAATGTCATGAATATAGGTATTATTACAAAGGTGGTCGTTATGGGCATAATGGTTTTGGTAATTATTTAATAGATATAGATATACGGTTATCAGAACAGTCTAAGTCATTAAAGGAAATCTGTATCAATAATTTTTTAAAAATAAACAAGATTTAAAATGACTTATAACGAGTTATTATATCGTTTTGCTATGTTTATACTAATTTAATAATTAAATCGCTTAGAACGCAATTTAAAGCCTCTGGTGGAGTGCTAGCATTGTGTCAGTGATTAATATTTCTAATATGAGATACTTAAACAAAAAAGAGATTGGGATTAGAATTGAAAAGATTAAGGATGAAGAAAAGATTATAGACAAAAAGATTGATAAAAATATGAATGATATATATGATATATTAAGACAGATGTCTGGGGATTTAATGACGTCATCAATCATATTCTTATTTATGTTTTTTATATTCGTTCTATTATTTATTATGAAATAATATGTCAAAGACAAAAGATTATTTAATAGATATGATGAATAGTTGCGATAATACAGACCATATAGGAGTTGTTAACAATGTTCAAAGAGTTATATTAAATGATGAGTTTGATAATGATGAATGTTATTGGTGTGAGAATTGTGTTAAAAGAGATATAGATATGATAAAACACGTAAAACCACTTATATGATGTATAAAAAAGGAGATAAAATAAGATATATAAAATACTACCAAGGTTCTACCAAGCATAAATATGGAGTTGAAATAGGTGATACTGGCATAATATTGAATACAAGTGGATTTGCTGAATATCCATTCTATTGTATGATGAATACTGGCAAAGGCGTTGTACATATGTATTTCAATGAAAATGAGATAGAAAAAATTGATGGAAGAAAAACATCTCTTATGAATTTATTAAACACATAAATATATGGATGATATTAAAGTTGGGTCTTTCGTTATTGTAAAAAGACCAGAAACAAAAGAAGAGAGAAGAAAGTCACCTGTATGGAGAGATTACATAATGAAAGATATTGTTGGAAAACCTGTTAAGGTTATTGGGTATTACTATAATACAAAGGGTCATAGAATACTTGAGATAGAGAAAATATCAACAAATATTATACTAGGTGATTATATTTGGATTAGAGAAAGCTGGTGTAAAAAAATTGGAAATCGTGAAAGATGCATTAAAGATTTTATTAAAACAATATGATGTGTCCAAGATGTAAAACAGATAATTTAATTATAAATAAACAAGACAGCCACTTTAAAAGATGTGATTGTCTATATTGTAATTTCTGGTGTTGGCTAAATCAGTTAGCCCACCTAAGTCGCTAAACATATGAGAAAAAATTATATTGTTGATGCTATTATTGATGGAGAGAAGGTTAGTTATACATTAAAGAACACATCACCATCTTGGGCTATGAGAGTGGCAAGAAGTGTTGGTTGTTCATTATTTTGTGGTAGTGTAATAACTATTTTAAAATTAATTGAGGTATAATATGTATTGTCCACATTGTTTAGAGGAGTTAGATGAATTAATATATGAAGCACAATATACCGAATGGGGAAGTGAAGTTGGTACAGCAGATTTAGAAGGAGATATCATAGACACCGAGGATCATATATATGGAGATTCAGAAACAAATGAGATTGAATATTCATGCCCACATTGTTGTGAATCATTGTCGATAGATGAATTGTTAGAAGAATTACCAGATGGAGAAGAGGAAATAAAACAAAAGATAAAAGATAAAAAATATTGTTTTAAAAGTTTAATTATATGAAGATAAACAAAATAAAAGGAGTTATAGTTTGTCCATTTTGCTGTGAAAAAATAAGATATGGCGTGATTAAATATACTGGATATGGATACGTAAACGAATATGGATACGTTGGAAATATTAACTGCCTTAAAAATAATTTTACTGGTCATGAGTATAAATACCCAGAGCTTGAAAAGGAAGACCAGTCAGGTATTGATGATTTAAATGAAATAGAATATAGGATGTCTTGTTGTCAAGATATGCTTGATGAAGACACAGGATATAAAATAGACGATTCTGATGTAATAAAAATACTTGAAGGTAGGTTTGCGATTAGTAATAACAATGAAAATTATGAGTTATTCGATGATTTTGTAGAAGAAAAGAAAGTATCTAATCGTGAAAAGTCATTAAGAAATATAATTTAAAATATATGATAAATAAATTATGTTTGTTTATTTTTATTATATTGTGTTCGTTTACCCCAACAAAGACAACTGATTTTTATTGTTGTCTTGTTGATGTGCCCACCGAAGTCGCAAAAGAATTTTCTTTTGATTTCGGTAGCACAATATTAAGTCAAGAACAAATCGATGTTGCTAAAACAATATACGAACTGAATCTTGATAATAGTGATGTCCTAATTAAATTAGCCTTTTGTGAGTCGTCATTAAATCCAGACGCAACAAATGTTAATCGTGGACTTAATCACTTATCAGTTGATAGGGGTTTATTTCAAATAAACTCATACTATCATAGTGATGTGTCTAATGAGTGCGTATTTGATACCGAATGTTCGGCTCGTTGGACTGATAAAATGATAACAAGTGGCAATGGAAATCTTTGGACTTGTTGGGGTAAGCTAAAAAATGTATTTAATTAAATGGTAGTCTGTATGATAACATTGTTTCATATAGACACCTAAAAATGTATGGCACGCAGAAAAGCTGTAAACGAAATCAGTTTCGTTATTTTGGGTAAAAATCTTGAAACAGTTTCATTAGAAGCTGGTTCAACAGTTCAAGATTTACTTGATGAATTAGATTACAGACTTGGTGCATCTGAAGTTGTTCACGTAAATGGAGACAGAATCGAGAACACAAGAGATGTAGAGCTAGAAGATGGAGACCAAGTTGTTATCTCAACCAAAAAAGACGCTGGTTTAAACTAGTTTAATGTATATAATCACAGCCATTATTAACTAATGGCTGTGATTATTACTAACTATATGGCAAAAATAATAAAAAAAACAGAACCATTTGAATCATCAGATATAGTAAGTGTTAATATCAATGTAAAAGAAATGACAAAAGAAATAATTGATTTTAAAATATCTGATGGAGAACAAGTGACAGATGATATAAAGAAACAAGCAAAAGAATCAGTTGAAGAGCTAAGAAATGATTTAAAAGAATTAAAAGGAACTGTAATCGAATCTGATGAAGTTACTACTATATTATTATTCCCAGTAAAAAAGAAATGGATGACAACAATTGTTTCCTGTGATAGAGAGTTTGTTTTTAATACAAAGGATTTAAAACTATTTAAAAGACCAGACAAGATTGAAGCACTATTAAAGAAGATGTCTATAAAGTCCAATGAATACAAAGCAAGAGATATAGCAAATTCAATATCAAATATAGAGTCATACAAGAGGAGAATAGAAGATTGTAGAAGGTCATTGCACTCTTATATGGATTCAATAAACATTGAATCTGAAAAATTAAAATCATTATCAAATGAGAGAGATAAAGAAATGTCATTCGATCCATCCAAAAGTAAAAAGATAATAAAAATTTCCGCAGATGATAATTGTCTATATTTATTAACAGATAAATTGGCATACTATAAAAAGAGTGGAACTAGAATGATAGAACCAAGAGATCAGTTTGTTATTAAAATAGATCCAACGGAAGGTTCTTATGGATATATAGCAATATCAAATATAACATCTTATTACCCAGAATCTTCTTCTACTCAACATTGTTGTGTGTCTAATTTCTCACCATGTCTTGGTAGTGTTATGCAATCTGCATTAAGAAATGTTAGATATAATTTGAACGCATATGTAAATATGATTATTTCTTATCTTGAAAAACCAGATTACGAACAACCATACATTAGAGAAGATATTTATAACGAGCAATTTGTTGCGTTCAGTAAAAATTTTGATACATCTAATTTAAAAAAGGCATTTGATAGCTCTTATATTAATTCTATAAAATAATAATTAATCATATGGAGGATGTATATACAAAATCGTTAATAGAGATGATTAAAAAGAATATAGGAAGTGATGAAATATTAAGAGAAATTATAAATAAAATCTATGAAGATGGTTTCTATGATGGAAATCAATCAATAATAGTGGATTAAAATATATGAAAGTATTAATTACTGATGAAGCTTATTTGAAGTTGCAGGCATACATAGATTTGTGTGAGTATGAAATCTCTGGTATGGGAAAGGTCAAGATTGTAGATGAGAATACTGTTCTAGTTGAAGATGTTAGACTATGGAAACAAAAGGTTACTGGAACTACGTCAGATCTAGATCAAGACACTGAACCATTGTTTATAAATGAATTATTAGCAAGTGGAGAAAATCCAAATGACTGGAAACTTTGGTGGCATAGTCATGCAGATATGAATGTATTTTGGTCTCCAACAGATACTGGAACAATAAAAGAAATAATGAAGGTTGGTGTAGACGGAAAGAGAAGTGGACTTGATTTTTTATTATCAATAGTTGGTAATAAGAAAGCAGAATTTAGAGCAAGAATAGATGCCGCTGTAAGAAATGATTTGTTTGGTATAAAGGGAATAGAAACTAGGGACAATATACCATTCGAAAGATTACTAGACAATGAAACTGAAAATAAAATAGTAAATATAGAGAAAAAGATAAGTAAACAAAAAGAAAAGATTGATGCAATACAGGAAATTATAAAAGAATTAGAACTTGAAATCGATAATATGTTATCAGTAGAAGAAGATGAAAGCATAGTTGAAAAATGTGAACAAGACATATCAGAGCACGTAGAGAAACCAACTTATAATTATTTTTTAAATAAAGGAAAATATGAAGGAAAGATATAAAAGACAATTAGATATAGTTAATCCAGAGCTACTTGGTCTGCCAATACATATAATAGGTTGTGGAGGTATAGGATCTTGGACAGCTCTTGTGTTAGCAAAAATGGGATGCAATAACATTTCGGTGTATGACGACGATATAGTTGAAGACCATAACGTAGCATCTCAGTTCTTTAAGGAATCACAGCTAGAGATGAAAAAGGTTGATGCATTATCAGAAAATGTTTTAGAACAGAGTGGAATAAGATTATCAAGGCACGAGAATAAAGACGAAGAGTTAATAGGTGTAGAGCCCACTGAGGACGCAGAATTGGTTATACTAGCACTTGATAGTATGGCAGAAAGAATAAGATTGGGAGAATTATATAAAGACAGAAATTTATATATAATAGATGGAAGAATGGGTGGAACTCAGGTAGAAATCTATACAAGAAAAGCTAGCGAGTATTTAGGTACGACAGTAGATCCAGAAACAATAGTTCCAGATATTTGCACAGCAAGGAGTATATGTTTTAATTGTGTTACGATTGGTGGATTAATAGGAAATTTTGTTAGAATGTTTGCTAATAAAAATATATCAAATAACGATATTGTATTCGGATTAGATAATATGATATTGTTAAAATAAAAAATATGAAATCGGCTAAGATAAAAGTAAGAAAAGAACCTATTTTTATTAAAAGTAAGTTAGATGATAAAAATGATTCTGGTTACGAAAAATATATTGAAGATAGTTATAAAGACAATGATTTTGTATATGACGGAGAAGATTTTTTAGAAGCTAAAAAAGTTGGTAAACATTTAGTATGTCCACATTGTGGTGAAAAATTAATTATTGATAACATAGATATAGATAATCTATCCAACACTCCATTTTGTTTCTGTGAGAACTGTTACGGATTAAGTAGTGTTGATATGGAGTTTTTATTTGACAATGATTTATTATAAAAAAGCGGGTATCGTATAGTGGTAATTACGGGGGACTTCAAATCCCGAAACACGGGTTCAATTCCCGTTACCCGCTCTAATATAAAAATCTAATATAAAAATATGTATAAAATTGGAGATAAAGTTAGATCAAATCACATTTGTTCAGAAGGAGAAATTGGCACTATTGTTGGTTTTTATAATGGAGGATATTATATTCAAGGTTTCACTAATGGAAGTATCGCCAAAGATAAGTTAAGTGATAAAGAAAAAAGTAGCAAATTTTTCGATCCATCAAAAGAAGTATATGCATATAGCCAGCATCTTTTAAATATATATGAACGATGTGATTATAAAAAGATATGCCTAAGAAATTTATTATAGGAGACCTTGTTAAATTAATAGAACCACATCTTTTTTATGACAATAATTTTATTGGTGAATTAACTGGAAGTGATAGTTATATATTTAAAGTTGTTGACACGTTCGTTTGTAGTGATAATAACAGAATATATGTTGAGCATAATGGTTTTATTTTTAAAAATAATGATTTTGGATGGAACGAGGAAAGATTTTATTTGTATAAAAGAACAAAACCATTAGATCTATTGAATAATTTTATCAAAGAAAAGTATGAAAGCAAGAGAAAAAAAGTGTAGCCATTGTTGAGTTGATATAAAGGAAGAAGAAGCGAAAGATTTTAATGGTGAAATCTTATGCGAAGAGTGTTATATGAATGCCATATTCCCAAAAGGTAACTGGGATTGTAGGTAGCAATATTTTGCCTAGCTTGTCAAACTTGACAAATCATTTTTTATTTTATATAATATAAACAACAATAATATTTAACTTTTAGTGATTACCATAAGCTTGGTCATAAAAATCATTACGTAATGGGAAAATCAAGGATATGCATCGACGCCTTGTTACTTATGGTAATCATTAAGAGTTAAATAATATTGCCCCGTTGGTTAAGTGGCTATAATATCTCTCTCCAAAAGAGAAGTCGTTGGTTCGATTCCAGCACGGGGTGCAATCATTTGTAATAAGCCCTATTTCCACGTGGGCACAAATGGTTATTTATTAAATATACACAACTATCTTTTGTTAATTGTTAATAGTTGTGTATGGGGATTAATGGTTTAGATAGCAATTAAATCTTGAAAGAGAGCTTGCTAGACTTGGGTTCGATTCCCAAAATCTCCACGAACTTTTAAAATCCATAGGGTTAATAGCCCACATAAGACGCTAACAGCATATTTATTACTTGCTATGTAAAAAAAATGCGTCTTGTCATAGGAGTGTAGCTCAGTTGGTTAGAGCGCGTAAAAAATGAGTATTTGTGATACTCTCACAGCAACAAAACAAAAGCACTTTTAATGCCGAGGTCGCAGGTTCGAATCCTGCCACTCCTATATATTCGGAAGATAGCTCAGTGGTAGAGCAAAATAGATTAAAAAAAATGAGTAATATATAGATACATATCTATACCAACTCTAACAGCAACAAATAATCAATGGGATATTTGTATGTAGGTTCGATTCCTACTCTTCCGACTTTCGTTTAAAAATTAATATATAAGACTCAAACAGCAATCAAATAAAAATCTTTTGGCGATTAAAAAAATGAGTCTTGTTATCTAAGATGTATGATAAACATCAACAAAATTAAAGCATCAAATGAAAGATTTTCAAATGGTTTGATTGATGCGATGTATGAAGAGACATCATTTACGGAAACGGCAAATGGTGCAAAGACACTAGCAAGAACTAAATCAGCTTTAGTTGATTTTTTCGCACAAGCTGGTGCTATGAGAGGAAAAAAAGATGAGGCTTTGGAATTGTTCAAAAGAGCGTTCTCAGAAGACAATCTAATAGCAACTAGGCTGTTATTCTACTTAAGAGATGTCAGAGGTGGTCAAGGAGAAAGGGATTTGTTTAGGAATTGCCTACAATATTTAGGCGAACAAGAGAAAGAAGTGTTCGAAAAGATAGTAAAGTATGTACCAGAATATGGTAGATGGGACGATCTATTCTTTGATAATGAAAAAGTATTTGAGTTTATTAAAAAGCAAATAGATAGTGATGTAAATAGTGAAACACCATCCTTGCTTGGTAAATGGCTAAAAACAATAAATGCATCTTCAAAAAATACAAGAGAAAAGGCAAAGTTTATAGCAGGTAAACTAGGATTGACAAATATAGCATACAGAAGAGTTGTTAGATTTTTGAGAAAGAAGATACAGACAGTTGAGGAACTTATGTCTGCTAGAAAATGGAGTGATATAAAATATGAAAATGTTCCAAGTCAAGCATCACTTCTTTATAAAAATGCATTTACAAAACACGATAAAAACAGATATGAGAAATATATAGATGATGTTAACAACGGAGAAAAGAAAATAAATGCTAGCACATTATACCCATATCAACTATATGACAAAGCATTCGATGGAGATAATTCAGTTGAAGCGTTATGGAAAAATCTACCAGACTATACAAGAGGAACGAATGCACTTGTTGTAGCAGATACATCTGGTAGTATGGAAGGAAGACCGATGTCAGTGTCAGTATCACTAGCATTGTATTTTGCAGAGAGAAACAAAGGAATATTTAAGAATTGTTTTATAAGTTTCAGTGAAGATCCAAAAATACACAAGATAAAAGGGATGACACTAAGACAAAAGATGAATAGTATAAAACTTGGTGATGTGGCGAATACAAACATACAATCAGTGTTCAGTCTTATATTAGGAACTGCAATAAAAAATAACATACCAGAAGAAGAAATGCCAGAAACTATTTATATAATTTCTGATATGGAATTTGATAACGCTGTTTGTGGAAGAACAAATTATGAGATTATAAAAAGAAGATACAAGGAGAGTGGATATAAAAAACCAAACATAGTATTTTGGAACGTTAACGGAAACGGTGAAAATTTACCATCACAAGACAATGAAAAAGGCGTAACTATGGTATCTGGTTTATCTGCATCTACATTTTCTTTGGCAGTAGAAAATAAAACTCCATATGAAATGATGCTAGATGTTGCAAACTCAGACAGATATAATAAGATAGTTTTATAGTGAGTGATTAGTGCCCACTTAAGTCACAATAAGTGGGTATTATATTGTTCATTTAAAAAAAAAGGGAGGTTGATATGAAAGCATTTATTTTCTGCCAAAAGTGTTTATGCATACACGGTTGCGTTGAGATTAAAAATGGCAAAGAAATTGTAAAGATTTGCCATAATTGTAGATTTAAACCTATAAGGGACTGTGAGAAAG